AAGGATGAATCTACACAACCATTAGCAGTTCCATCTGATTGTGAACCTATACCCCTAGGTAAAATACAAAAAGAAATTCAGAATGTTGTTGTAGAAATCCAAAAAATTCAGAAGTCAGTTTATGACTATAGTCAAGCAGTACAAACTCAGGTTTCTGATATTCAAGATGCAATTGATAAACAACTTCAAAAGGCAACAAAATTTGTTGCAAGTGGAATAAAGTGGATTTTTACTGAAATTCAAAAGTTTGTCATTAAGACCACTAATAATGCACTCAAAAAGACATATTCTCTTCTATTTCCAAATGAAAGACCTGAACTTAAAATTGCAGTAGAGGATATCAATGATTTGATTGCATGTCTTTTTAGAAATTTGATAAATCAGTTGTTGTCTATGATTGGTAATTTTCTTAAAGATGCTGCAAATAAAGTTATTAATGGACTAGAATGTCTGGTAGAAAATTTAATCGGTAATATTCTAGGAAAACTTATTAGTGGAATATCTGATATTATAAACAATGCACTATCATCAATTACATCATTGGTTGGTCAGTCTGCTGGTATCGTTGGAGAGATTCTAGGTATTATTACTGATGTACTTTCATTCTTAAGTTGTGAGGAAAAACCGCAGTGTTCGAGAGTTGATGAGTGGAATATTTTAAGTGGTGCCAGTAAAGTATCTGCAGGAGATATTGAATCTATTATTGGTAAAGCAAAGAACATTGCAGCATCATTTCAAACTTCTGGAGAAAATATAGGAAACAGTATTGATAATGCATTCAACATGGATTTTGATGATGTATTCAACCAATCTAGTTGTGATACTGGACCTGTATTTTGTGGACCACCAGTGGCACAATTCTTTGGTTCTGGTAGTAATGCTACTGGTAATCTTATTATTGGTTCCTTGGGTGAGGTTATTGGAATTGATATGATAAGTTTTGGATTTGGATATGATGACAAATCTTATGGAAAGGTATATGATAACTGTGGTAAGGGTAAAGGTGCATACATTAGACCTATTGTAGATACTTATACTGATGATGAGGGTAACACTCAAACTGGTATTACAGATGTTGAAATTGTAGAACCCGGAACTGGTTATCTTCCTGCACCCGATGGAAGTAGAGGTGGTAATGAATACACTTGGTCAGATCCAGATGATACCGTTATAAAAAGACCTGACGGAACATGGACACCTATCCCACCAGGTGAAGTAGTTACTGTTGATCCTGGTACTACTATTACTCTTCCTCCAGGTACAGTTGTTATAACAGATCCACAACCTGGTGGAGATACTACAATAACACCATTTGACCCTATAGTAGGTGAACCTGGTACTGGTGGAGATGGTGGCACTGGTGGTATTGGTGGTGGAACTGGTGGTATTGGTGGTGGAACTGGTGGGGGAGGTAATGGTGATGGTAATAATGGTTCTACTGACGGTGGACAAGGTGGTGGTGAAACTATCCGAGGTGGTAATCCTGTTCTTATTGAACTACCTGGTGTCTTTACTACACCTAAACCTGAATATAGAAGACCATCAGGTGACTATCCAACATCATCTAATGGTTCTTATCCTGTTATTCTATATCTTTGTGAAATCTTTATCGATGAAAGTGGTATCAATTACTCTCCAGGAGACAAAATTGTTATTGAACCAGATATTGGTGCAGTTGCAGAACCTAAATTTGATGCACGAGGTAGAGTAACTTCTATCAAGGTTACTGAAAGTGGAGAAGGATTTACTGAATATCCAAGACTTTACATTCAGTCTGAAACAGGTTATAATGCGGTATTACGACCAAAACTTTGTATAGATAGAGTTGGTAATGATGAACTCAAAGAACCAACATTCCAAGACAAAGTTATAACCGTTATTGATTGTGTAGGTAAAGTTTAATGTCAGAACTAAAGAATTATCATACTATTAGATATGGAACTGCCCAAGGTGAACTGCAGTTTGGACATATCACACAAGATAATGTTCTTTCTGCAGTATTGTTGAGAAACGGAAAAACAAAGAACCATTATATTACGATGGATGCATCTGGTGCTCCTCATCGTAAACACGGAACTATATGTCGTTCACCTGGTTCATTTCAGGTAAGGGCTGGTGATAATGTAGATGAAGATATTCCGGGTGTGTATGTTGAAGCAGTCAGTGGTGATTTAGTTCTTAGAGCACCAAGTGGAAGAGTTAGAATAGATGGTGTAAACGTAGATATCATTGCAACAGGTGCTGATGGTGTAAATGGTAACGTTACTATCAGTGGTAATGAAAAGGTTATTGTCAAAGGACAGACTGTTGTTGTATCATCTGTAGTGTCTACTAAGATCTTCTCGGAAAAAACAGTTGAACTTATTGGAAATGGAATCTTAAATATGTACGGTGGATTTATCGATTGTGCAGATGGTGCAACATCAATCAAAGGTTCACTCCTTCCATCAACAAATGAAATACAAAATCTACCGATAGACTAATGACTTTAAATATTCCACATCCACAAAAGAAAGGAAAAAGACTTGAATACTCTTCTTTACACGGTCCTGAACATGGTGTATACTATAGAGGTAGATTGAGAGGTCACGATAGAATTGAACTGCCTGAGGTCTGGAGAGACCTTGTAGAAGAACTTTCTATTACAGTATCAATTACACCAATTGGTATGGAACAAAGTATTATTGTGAAAGGTATTCAGAATAATGAGGTCATACTAGGTTCAAACCCAGGTATTCCTATTGATTGTTATTATCATGTATATGGTGAACGAAAGGATGTACCAAGACTTAAAACGGAGGGGAAGGTTAAATCATGAAGGTACCTGACTTAAATGTAGGTAAGAGATTATTTGTTGGACTAGGAAACCCAGAATGTTTGGGTAGAGGACCAGCAGAAATTCGTGGATCTGGTTTTATACAAGGTCCTACCATTACCGGGACTCCAACTTTCCCTAATGTATGGGCCTCATCGATGATTGGCCCTCTTGTCAATCCAGAGTCAACACCTCCTCTAATTCCTGGTGGATTCTGTTACGGTCCTCCATCGAATCCATTCTCTTTGGCTGTTGTTGGTTCGACAGCTTTGATGGGTATGGTCAATACCAACGCTTCTGTTGTTGTTGGTCAACATGTGGCAGCACAAGGTGAAATAATTTCTAATTGTGGAGTTCATATTCTATCTCTTAAAAAGAACTTTGATATTCCTCATCCATCTAAAGATGGTTGGAGATTGAGACATACTTGTCCAGAAGGACCTACCAATGATGTATACTTTAGAGGAACACTAAAGGATAAAGATTATATTGACCTTCCTATATACTGGAAGGATTTTGTTCATAGAGAATCTATCACGGTCAGTTTGACACCAATAGGAACTCATCAAGACATTATCGTGAAGAACATTGACGAAGATAAAATATATCTTCAATCACGATCTGATGTCCCAATCCATTGTTTCTATCATGCTTATGCAGAGAGAAAAGATGGCGAAAGTTTGATTCCTGAGTATCCAGGTGAAACACCTGCAGATTATCCAGGAAATAACGATCAATATTCAATTGTAGGATACCATTACGATATTAAATCATGACAGACTCATTATTTGGTCCATTTAGGCCGGGCAACCCAGGAAAACAAGATTGTTCAGATGGTCAAGCCACAGGGTTACCATCAGCCAATTTCTCATATATTCAAAAGGCATTTAACAACTATGCCGAAGTTCCCACTCCCAACCCATATTCAAAACCTCAGTGTCCACCATACTATCATTCTACTGCACAGATTGATCAACTTCGAGTTAATGCCACGTTAGCTGGTGCTACTGCAACTTTCTCCGGTACAGTTACTGCTCCTACATTCCAAGGAAATATCAACGTCCAGTCGTGGAAAGGATTTGATATCAAACACCCTAACAAAGAGGGTCATAGACTGAGACATATCTGTATGGAGGGTCCAGAGGCTGGTGTTTATATTAGAGGAAAGTGTACAGGCACTACGATTACATGTCCTACATATTGGCAAGGATTAGTTGATCCTGAGTCAATCAGTGTCAATCTGACTCCAATTGGTTCTTATCAAGAACTTTTTATTGAGTCAATTGAATGGGGTAAGAGAATACAGATTAGAAACAATCTGGGTGGTCCTATTGAGTGTTTCTATACGATTACCGCACAAAGAATTGATGGAGAACCATTGATTGTTGAATATGAAGGTGATACTCCTGCCAAATATCCAGGTAGTTCTGATCAGTTCTCTATTTCAGGATACGACTACGATGTCAGAGGCCAGAAGAAGAACTAGCACACACCCACTTGACTGAGGTACCCAGAACCGTTATACTAGTAGAGTAGACAGGAGTTCAATGACCTACAAACCACAAGAAGAAGATCAAGACTTTTTGACCCGTGTTGTGGTCGATGCAAGTCTTCGTAAGTTTTATCTTTACTCAAGTGATGGTAATAGTAAAACTATTGATTGTGAGAATGTAGACCAATTCATGAATGTCCTTGAATTGGTCCGTGCATTGATTAAAGAAGACGACATTGTTTACGCAGAACCTTTGGTTACTTCTGCAGAATGAACCGTCCAGACCTTTACGAAGAAATTCTAAACTGTTACGAATATGAGACCAGAAACCCGTCAGTCTATGGAAATGTTGTTTGTTGCCAAATGGAATCTTCCCAAGGCAGCAAAGAATTGCAACTTAACTCAAAAGGAGATGAAAATTACCTTCAATGAGTATTGTGTTTTTCATCCACCAACTTGGAAGGGAGAATGAGTCAATTATTTTTGGTTGACATTGGTGAGGATAGATGTGTTACTCACGATGGACATGTTCAATTGGGTATCTTTAATCATACAGTAGAGAAACATCTTGAGTTGTGTCCTGACCAAGAATGGCAGGTAACATATTGGATGCCTGATCCACTGGGGTTACGATACAAACGAGCAAACTTTCAACATACGATAAAGGCAAACGAAGGTTCTGCTAGAACTGATAATGCTGGTGATAGTCGTCCCAGAGACTTCCCTGACCAAGCAATAAACAGATTAGAACGCACATTATAAAGATTACTATATAAAATAAAGGGGTCGAATGAATATACAACTTTGGTACTCTGAACCCATGAGAGAATGGAGATGGTCTCTTGTATCTGATATAGATTCAAATGACCAACATTCTGGTGGACAGGAGGACTTACGAGACGCAATGAATGATGTGGCAAATACTGTAGAATATTTACTTGACACAGATATGAATCCGTAATATAATATAAGTTCCTTCCGTGTGAATTAGTGCCACTCTGTGGTAATAGACACTTTCCTAAATAGAAAGTGTCTTTTTTTATGTTATGAGAACTAAAGAAGAATTAGAAGCGGCCGTCGCCGGTGCCCGTAGTCTGTCAGATATCTGTCAAAAACTGGGTCTCAACAAATCATCCCGAACTTTTACATCTATCAGGGCGCAACTCGATAGATATGGAATAAAAGTATGTTATGTAGAACGAGAATATAAGAAATGGACGCACGAAGAGATTTTCTGTGAAAACTCCGAATATGGTAATAAGGGCGTCAGAAAGAAAATCTTCCAAGATAAACTAATTGACTATGAGTGTCAGGTGTGTGGTATTACGGAGTGGCGGGATAAACCCATTACTTTACAACTCGACCACATCAATGGTAAGAATAATGACAATAGACTTGACAACTTACGATTTTTGTGCCCAAACTGTCATGCACAGACCGAAACATGGGGTAACAGATAAGTTATAAATATCTAATAATGACTAACGTGTCGGTAAGATGCCTCTATCTCGATTAGATAACTTTCTAAAGAACGTAAAAGGAAATATTTTATATGTTGACCCTAGTAATCTAGACGCAACAGATGGTATTGAGAACCAAGGTAACTCTTTTGCCCGACCATTCAAAACTCTACAAAGAGCATTGATTGAGGCATCTAGATTTTCTTATCAGAGAGGTCTTGATAATGATAGATTTGAGAAAACTTCAATCTATCTGTTCCCTGGTACACATTATATTGATAACAGACCGGGTTGGATTCCAACAGGGTCTAATACTTTCTTGTTGAGAAGTGGTGTTAACTCGAATGATTTTCAGTCATTCAGTAATACATCTAACTTTGATATTACCGATGGTAATAACATTCTTTATAAACTGAATAGTATTCATGGTGGAGTCATTATCCCCAGAGGTGTGTCCATTATTGGTCAGGATTTAAGAAAGACTGTTATCAGACCAATCTATGTTCCTAATCCAGAAAATAATTTAATCGAAAGATCCGCAATCTTTAGATTGACTGGTGGATGTTACATGTTCCAGTTTACCTTGAAGGATGCTGATACCCAGAAACCCGCATATAAAGATTACAGTCCTTCTACATTCACACCAACATTCTCTCACCATAGACTTACATCTTTCGAGTATGCAGATGGTAAGAACAATGTAAATATCAATGATGATTTCATTAACTATACTACAGATCGTACTGATCTAGAAATGTATTATGAAAAGGTTGGTATTGCATATGGTTCTGCAAGTGGAAGAGAGATTGAACCTGATTATCCAAATGCAAACGTTGATATTCAACCCAAGATTGATGAATATCGTATTGTTGGGCCAGTATCTGGTTCAGTCGGTATCAGTAGTATCAAGGCTGGTGATGGTATTACTCCTTCTACTCAAGTCAACGTAAAACTTTCTGCTGGTATTTTTGGTCTAAACGTTGATACCAATGTTATCATCAACAATGTAAGTGATACAAGATATAATGGTACGTATCTTGTAAACCAAGTGTTAGATACTAATGCTGACGGTGTTACAGAGTTTACATATGAACTTCCAGTACCTCCTGCTAATGCACTACCAAATCCTCTAGGTTCTTCTGTAGAACTTTCTTCTGATACCGTAACCAGTGCATCACCATACATCTTCAACATCTCACAGAGATCTGTTTATGGTATGTGTGGCATGCATGCCGACGGCAGTAAGGCAGATGGATTTAAGTCCATGGTTGTTGCACAATTCACTGGAATTGGTCTTCAAGTTGATGATAGAGCTTTTGTAAGGTATAATACTACAAGTGGTTCATTTGATGACTCCAATGTAGTTGCTAATTTACATACAGATATTAATGCTGTATATAAACCACAATATGTAAATTATCACATCAAGGCATCAAACAATTCTTTGATTCAGTTGGTTTCTATCTTTGCTATTGGTTATGCAGAACAATTCTTAACTGAATCTGGTGGTGACTTCTCGGTTACTAACTCCAATTCAAACTTTGGACAAACCGCACTTATTTCTAGAGGTTATAGAGATAAGGCATTTACTCAAGATGATGTTGGATATATCACACAAATTATTCCACCACAATCACTCAAACCTGAATTTACTACAGTTGAATATCCCTCAATTGATATTACAAAAACTGTAGGTGTAGCAGATACAAGTAGAATGTATCTCTATAACTATACCAATCAAGATGTACAACCTCCAAGTGTAGTTAACGGTTATAGATTTGGTGCAAACAATAACGAGACATTGAATGTTGTTATTCCAGTAGGAGGACAGACTGAAGTCTTTAGAGCAAGAGTCGTTATGGACGACACTGCATATGCAACAAAGAAAATAACTGGAAGAAAACTTGCAAGAGTTGGTAGAAATGTTTCTACTGGTAATAGTATTACAAACTCTACCCTAATGTTTACTGAGGATCATCAGTTCAAACAAGGTGAGACTATAAGAGCCATTTCAAATAATGGAAGACTTCCTGATGGTCTTGATAGTAATAGAGTTTATTTTGCAATTGTTGACGGTCTACCATCAAACCAAATACAACTAGCACAGTCATTCAACGATTCTTTGACTGGTAACAAGGTTGGTATTAATAATCTTGGTGATACTATTATTGTAGAGAGTAGAGTTAATGATAAAGACCCTGGTGATGTAGGACATCCTATTCAATATGATGTTGATGAATCTCAATGGTATGTAAATGTATCATCTGCATCAACAGAGAACAATTTGTTTTCTAAATTGAATGGTGGTGGACTTGGAAATATTACTTCTAGAACATATACCATTAGAAAGAAAGATTCTAGACAGTCTGATGATAGAATTGTACAGTTGAGATTTGTTATTCCTGCAAACACTGGAGTATCTTCTGCAAGACAACCACTAGATGGTTTTATTCTTCAAGAATCAAGTGATGTTACTGGTTCAACTAATGCAGAAGTTGCATTGGAGTTTAATCCAGGTTCTGTGACAATGAGTAATGACTCTCAGATGAGAAACTTTAGTTTCATCTCGGGTGTTGATTATAAAGCAGGAATTACATACTATTCGACAGAACAACCACATAGACTTTCTATTGGTTCTACTGTTGTTATTAATAATGTAAGAAGTACTTTGTTCCCAACGGTTGGTACAGGTAACTCTGGTTACAATGGTACATACGAAGTTACTGGTATTGCAAGTGCAAAGACATTTACTGTAAATTCCATTCCTCTTTCTGCCGGTACATTTATTAACGATACATCACAGAGAACTACTGAACTTCCAACTTTCTCTAGAAGAAACCTTGCGAAAGATTTTTATGTTTATGATGTACAAACTATCAATGAGTATATCAATGGGGAACAAGATGGTGTTTACCACCTGTCGATAATCAATTCTTCGAACGAACCAAAAGTTTTCCCATTCAACAATAATAATTATGCGTTCTCACAACCAATCACTAACTACTACCCACAGTTAGATAGAGATAACCCAGTCACAGATGCACCAGCATCCGCGTGTTATGCACTTTCTGATAATATTGGTTCGGTCTCAATCAATGACCCAAAAAATAGTATCACTACTGAAACACTGGAAGACCTGTTCATTCAGGTTGGTGTTGCAATTACCGGAATTATATCGAACAATGTAGGAACTGCATATACTATCTTTACCCAATACGACCATGGTTTGAATAGAATTACTGTTCCAACTATCAATAACCCTGGTGCAGGATATGGTGACGGTTCAAATACAATTCAATATTACTATAACGCAAAACTTCAAAACATTACAAGTGGATCGATCGGTGATTTTGGTACTGGACTAGTCACTATCGATGGAACATCTGCTGGTGAGATTATTGATATTCAGATTATGGATGGTGGTTCAGCTTTTGCTGCTGGTGATGAATTACGAGTCGTTGGTATTGCAACAACAACTGGATTCAGTGCAGCCACTGGTAGTGTAAACAAAATTTATGATAACAGAGGAGACACTCTTTTGATATCTGGTATCGATAGTTATGATGGTAAGAAATATAATAGTTTCTATAGAATTTCTGCAATTTCAGAAACTAATGAGATTGAAGTAACTCCAGTATTAGGTTCTCCTGGTATTAGTACGTTGGGATTAACTCCAGACCAGGTATTTGGTGGTGGTTTCACTATCATTGGACCATCTTATGACACCGATAGTTTTGTTTATAATAAAAATGTTGGTATTGCAACGATAACAACTAAATTCAATAATAACTTTAGAGTTAATAATTCTGTTATTGTAAGTGGTGCAGGACAAACATTCTATAACGGTTCGTTTGTTTGTATCGATAAGATTGGACTTACTACTGTAGTTCTTGATGTAGGTATCAATACAGTTACTCCTACAATTGATGGAACTATCAGACTATTCCCATCCGGTTCTTCTGGAAACTTCGGCGACCTTATTTCAAGAAACGGAAGACTTTCTGGTAGAGAGAGTCAAATCTACGCAGGTATCTCTACTACACTTTCTACAGCAGTTACTAGTAAAACAACTGATACTATTAATGTCAATAACATGACTGATTATGACTTTAGAATCGGTGATTTTCTTAGAGTTGATGATGAGTTGATGAGAATTAAAACTACAGTCAGTAGAATAGGTGGAACTACACAACTTAAAGTATTTAGAGGTGTATATGGTTCTATTGCAAACACTCATGTAAATGGTGCAGTTATTAATCGGGTTACATTCTACCCTGTTGAATTTAGAAGGAACTCAATTATTAGAGCATCTGGTCATACCTTTGAATATATTGGTTATGGTCCTGGTAACTACTCAACCGCATTCCCAGATAAACAGACGAAGAGACTTACATTATCTCAACAAATCAATGCCCAATCTCAAACGATTTCAGGTGGTGTTGTCAACTATACCGGTATGAATGATAGAGGTGACTTCTTCATTGGTAACAAGAGAATTGCATCTAACACAGGTAGAGAACAAGTATTTGATACTCCAGTTCAAACATATACTGGTGAAGACCCATATTCAAGTGGTATTTCTGATGATGTATCTGACTTCAACTATATTGAAGGTTCTATCTTTAAGGTTGAAAGAAACATAATGGTTGATGGTGGTGATAAAGGTAATGTCCTTTCTCAGTTCAATGGACCTGTAGAATTTACTAAAAAGGTTATCAGTACATCAGATGAAGGTTTTGAAACTAATAGTGTCTTTATTCAAGGTAATGCTCAAGTTTCAAGAAAGTTGACTGTTGGTATAGCTATCCCGACAGAGGCTGGTACTCCTGGTGATATTGTATTCAATGCCAATCCTACGAATAGTGGAACAGTTGGTTGGGTCTATACAACAAACAATCAGTGGAGAACCTTCGGAGTTATTAGTTGATAAATAAAAATAATAATTCCTGATTAGCAAGATAAATGGCAGTAGATAAGGATTTTGTCGTAAGAAATGGCATTCAAGTCAATGAAAATTTAATCTATGCTGACGCCGATAGTGACAAAATTGGTATTGGAACTACAACACCTGATAAGAAACTTGTAATTATTGGTGATAGTGAGGTTAGTAAACGACTAGCAGTTGGTACCACCATTACTGCACAGAGACTTGTAACTACGGGTGTATCTACCTCTAATATGGGTCTTGAAGTAGGTGTTGGTGGAACCGCATTTACTAGTTCTACTTTTACCAAAAAAATTGGAATTAACTCTTCAATTCCTGCATATACTCTGGATGTTATCGGACCAGTTTCGATTGGTCAGACTGCAGAGTATGTTTATGGTGACCTGACAGTTACTGGTAATATTAAAGCAACATCTTTGGCAGGTCAAATTTCTGCTGGTGGAACTGTTGGCTTTACAAATGTCACAGTAACCAATACATTACTTGCAAATAGTGCAGAATTATATACTAAATTTACAGTAGAAGAATTTAATAGTGATACCTATAGATTTATAGCTGGAACTGGAGACCCGGTAGGTGTTGGTTTTACGCAAAATACCGATAACCCAGACCTTTACTTATTGAGAGGAAATAAGTATGAATTCCATGTAGATTCTGGTGGTTTCCCATTCTATATTAAGACTACACCTACTGCAGACTTGAATAATATCTACAATAATGGTGTAGATGGTAATGGTACTCAGGTTGGTATTCTGACTATCAGAGTTCCATTTAATGCACCGAATACACTTTACTACCAGGCATCTAACGTTGCTGGTATGGGTGCAACAATATATCTACAGAATAATGGTACCGATATTGATGTTGGTTTTGCAACAGTTAGAAGAAGATTAGATAGTGATGGTTATGCAGATTTTGAGAATATCTATGTATCGGGTATCGGTACAATCAATAACATCAAGAGTAATAACTACAGTGTAAGTGCTGGTATTGTTACAGTAAGACAGGACCAAACAGCGTTCATTGGTGTTTCTACTGGTGCGGATAGAGTTAGTGTTCAGACTACAAGTAGTAGTGCTACGCATCAGGTTTCTTTTGTAAACAATGTAGGTCTGGGTTCAAACTACCCACTGCACTTAATTGACTCCGATGTTAATCAATTAACCTATGTTCCTTCTACAAATGTACTATCTTGTACTAGATTTGTAGGTAATGTATCTGGTATTGCTACTGGTGCTGATAATATCAATGTAGATAAGATAAACACCAACACTGATTATCAGGTCATCTTCAGTGAGCAAGGTGCAACTGATTATAAGAGGATGTATATCGATACTGATAGTAGTCATCTAACATATAATCCATCTACAGAAACTCTTACTGTTGAAAATATCATTGGTAATCTCTTTGGTATTGCAACAAATGCGAACTTTATCAATGTAGATACCAATACACAGAACACCAACCATCAAGTATTATTCAGTGCTAATCAAGGTGGTGGATTCCAAAGACCTTATATTGATTCTCAAAGCACTGAACTGACATATAATCCATCAACAAATACATTCTCTGTTTCAAACCTTGTTGGTGATTTGGTTGGTGATGTAACTGGTAATCTGACTGGTGTTTCGTTGAATGCAGACTTTATCAATGTAGATGAAACGGGTTCTAATGTAGATTACCAGGTATTGTTCAGTACCAATCAAGCTGCTGGATACCAAAGACCTTTTATTGATAGTGTTTCTGGTCAATTTATCTACAACCCATCAACTAATCGACTGACCGTAGGAAACTTTACCGGTAATGGTGCAGGTCTTACTGATCTTGCTGGTGATAAGATTACTACGGGTACGATTTCTCCTGCAAGACTACCTTCCGCAACAAACTCAATTCAAGGTGCGGTTATTGTCAATAACACTTACCCACCCACAGGTACTTCTACTGTTCAACCTCCAAGTGTTGACGCATTTAGAAGACTAT